TGAAAGAATCTAAAGATTGTTGCGTAATCCCGAACTTTGACACAATGTTTTGATCCGATAGAGAATCGTCAACAGTATCTCCACCCTCATTTTCGATAGCGGTAAATTGGAAGGCATCATCAAAGACATCTGTCTCAAGATCACCAAAATCGAATCTGCTTCTTGGCTTTTCTTCAACCTCAACACCACCACCAGTAAAATCAAATCTTCCCATTACTCCCCTTTATTTGTTAAAAACTGCGCCGATAGTCTCACCGGGTTTAGTTATCGCTGGAAAAGATAGTGATATGTTTCTTAGTTTCTTGAAGAAGCCTGAATTTGCCTTTTTTTCTGCTGCAATCTTGTCTTCATCTTTTATTGCGATTAGGTTGTCGAGTATTTCCTGCTCTGTTACATCGTAAATATCTAAGATATTATCCACGTCATGCCCAGCCGCCTCAGCCTCAGACCTGTTTTCTACAATCTCTTTTAAAAAATCTGCAAGTACATCCTCTGGTGCGGAAATTGTTCCCTCTTTTCTGGCAACGTCCTCATCCTTTTTCATCTCTCTGTCAATCTGCTCAACCAACCTTTGCGATTTACCTGGCAATCCTTGTATTCTTTGATTCCTTATATCCTTCCTCTTCCCCGGAAACATTTTTCCTACCTCACCAAACGATATTTCTCCTGCATCTGCCCTTGAAAATGCCTGATCAAATTTCTCAGATTGTTTCAGTTTCGGTCTATCCTTAGCTGTAAAACTAAGCGATGATGTTCTCTGCCCTTTGGCATTCTGTCCAATCGTTAGCCGTGGGATGATCTGTTGCGCAATACTATCAACGCGTTTCTGTCTGTTCATATTCTTAGTTTGCGCAGTATCAAGAATAGCATTATCAACATCAGACTGAGATTTCACCATGTCCGAGAAACCCTTAAACTCTTTCATCATACCCTTAGCATCCAATGGAGTGATTTCTCCTGCAGACTCCCTTGCCTTAATCTGAGACTCAATATTCTTCTTTTTCAGCTTGAATAGTTCATCTTTCTGCGCTTTCTCAGCCTTTTTCTCGCGTATGACGGCAAATTCCTTTTGGTTCTTCCTTGTCTCATCAATGAAAGTATTTATGAATGCAATTCGTCCTAGTTTTCCCATAATAGATGTCTCCTATATGATTTTACCGACGGCTATCGTCAAACCGTTTCTGATCTGCTTTTTCTTTTTTTGCTATTTCAGCTTTCCTTGCGCCTGAAAGTGGTATTTGTCCAAAATTAAATTCTGACTTTCCTCCAACAGGAGTCGTAGACTCCCTTCCCTTCAGTAAGCTAGTGAAATCAAGTCCTCCAGTTGCACCAATAACAGCCCCTACCGGCCCACCAGTTGCAAAACCTACAGCAGCACCCAATCCAGCCTGTACTAATTTAGCCGTTGCCGCACCTTCGGCAGCATCCTCTTTATCCAAACCTACTCTCTGTCTAAAATCAAACTCAGATGCATTAAGATTAAACTGATTTTCCTGAGCCTGTTGTGTCTGTGCTGCACCGCGTACACCTTCCGTTATACCTCTGCCCTCTTTGAATAAGAATTTCTTTCCCTCATTTGCCCTAAGAAGATCCTTAAACCTTAACTCAGTGGATAATCTTCCAACTTTTTCACCCACTTGAGATGTCACAGCACCACCAGAGCGCCCTATTGCTGCAGCAGAAGACTCAACAGAAGATGCGACGTCCCCCTTTAACAGACTAAGCATATTCTCAAATTCTACGCTTCCAGTTTCTCCAATAGATTTTAGAAAATCAGGCGTGTCCCCTCCAAGGAGATCAAATCCAATCTCTTTAAGGACATCCTGCGTTTCTGCAACATTAGGATCAGCCTTGAACTCTGGAACTTTAAACCCTGCAAGATTGCTTTCTTCCTCGTCTGCACCCAGCGGTGTAAGTTCAAAAGGATCAATTGCTTTCCCTATTCCATTTTGAAAGAATAAATTCCCAAAAAATCCCATAACTCCTCCTTATTTAAGTGAATCAACCTCATCGGCTGTTAGTCCAATTGCAATTAGTTTTGATTTTGCTGATTCAAAATCATCATCTTTCTTCTTCTTTTTGTTCTTCTGATCCGTTTCCTCGTTCTCCCGGTCACTAATTTTCTTAGTGTTAACAACAAAATTATCGTTCTTTATTTTGTAATCATAAATTGATTCTGTTAAATCATAATCTTCTAACTTTCCAGACTTGACAACGCTTTTTAATCTATCAATAGCTTCTTCGGATAAGACTATGTTTTTCGCGTCCCCTGCAAACTTAACCTCTTTTGTTGCCTTGTCATAATAAACGGTGAAATCTGCTTGAACCATTGGGATGAAAACTAACATAAAAACTAAACACAAGATTATCTTTTTCATAATATCCTTTCTCAATATCCGATGGCAATCCAGTTACAATCTCCGTTATTATTGGTTGCATCACTATGATTATTCTTTATTGTAAATTGTGACCCACTGTCAATACTCGAAACAGACGGATAAGCTGCACCGCTTTGACTTCCAAATGATGCGCATGTTGCACTATAAGTCGAGGCACTTTCAAAAGGAAGATTTGTAACTGCCTGAGTAGATGACCCTGCAATATCCCTAGCAAACCCATATGCAATCTTTAAATCTGATCCTTTAGTTGTAAATGAAGAATAACTTGTCCCGTAAGAATATATCGCCGTAATCTTTGGAATACCTGAAGAGTCGTTGACTGCATGACCATAAGCATTCGTATATATTTTTTTCCTATCAATGTTAGATGAACCATCATTGAAAAAACTTCCCAGTTTAAGGAAATACGTTGCGCCCGTCGGTGCCGAACTGCTTGTTGATATCTCAATTGTGAATGTCTCAGCGTCGGTGTCTGCTACAGCATAAACATAATATGTAGTCGATCCTGCTTCTGCACCAGTGTCAATATTTGCCCACGTGACAGTTGTGCTGGACGTGTTTGTTCTTAATCGACGAATAGTGTCCCCGGAATTACTACACGCAACAGATCCTAGTGAAACAGTGACTTGGGATGCAGAATTATAGGCAACATCCGCGCCTATTTTGTGAAACTGCATTAACCTATCAATCGCTTCATTATTAACACGCATGAGTCCGGGTGCATTAGGTATCAATGTGTCATCGGCAAATTTCGTCTTATCCCATTGATCTGCAGAATAACAGGGTGTTACTCCCATGGCTAAAATTATGGCCATTGCTAAAAGTATCTTTTTCATAATTCTCCTTAATTAAGTTCGTAAACTACGATTGACCCAGTTATTGTATTTGCGCTTGTTAATATTTCAAAGTCCGTTAAAGTTCCTCCGTCAATATATATTCCTCCAACTTGCCTCATCATCTGAACACCACCACCTTCTTCGCCAACACAGTACCCACCCATAACAATTCGGTTAGAAACTACAGCCGTTGCATCGATATCAATGAAGCATCCTGATCCTGTAGTTATATTAAAGTCCCCTAGTTCAATTTTACTATCTGAGCTGCTTCCTGTCGGCGTAGATGATGGAACTGCTTCAAATGTTGTTTCTAGGTTTCCCCACTGGTAATCTCCTCCAGTTGAGTCGCTATCGAATCTCCAATAAAGAGTTACATCCCCAGTGATGACAGTATTTATATTTATATAAACACGATATCTTTTTCCTGCCGTTATTGAAATGTCTTCAGAATTACTAACACTAGTGAAGGTCGTGGTAGACAGCTTTGTATAATCTTTTACTTCTGCATTTATGGTTGTTGCTGTTATTGTTAGACCTGTTCCCAAAGTCAACCACTCGAAAGTCCCTTCAGAGTCATCCCAAAATCCTATTCTATCGGCATCAGGATCAACTAAAGCTGCCGCTGTCCCACCATTAGCCAAAGGCAATATTCCTGACACTCCAGTTGTTAAAGAAACGGGCGTTCCCTCTATCGCTGCCAATCGCCTTTCAGTTTCATTATTTGTTCTTTCCTGGAAGAAGACATTGCTTTCTTGTGAATAACAAATGCTCGTCGAGAAAACAAGAAACATTATTATAAATAACTTTTTAAATTTTCGGCTCAAGAATAAACCTCGTCTTTATTTTTTGTATTGCCCACGGAGTCACACCGCTTTCAGTAATTTCATATTGGAAAAACTCAGCAATTGGTATAGTGCCATCATTCTCAAAGAAGTGAGTGAACTTCTTTCCTGTTGATGTTCCAGTATAAAAATCATCTGGATCATCATCTGGATCTACGGACAAATCGAATGTGAAAGTCTTATCAACATCCCCCTCCATGTCCGTAATTCTAAAGCTTACTGTCCCAGATGTTCCAGTATAGTATACAGGGATTGACCATAACTGTTTCATCTCCCCTGGTTGTTTAAGATCCATCGCGCCAGTTTTATAAACCGTTGGGATGGATGTTTCGGCTGCACTTCCCTCTTTTGAATAAACCATCTTAATAGAAAAATTGTTGACCCTAATAAGTTGAGGTGTCAGCGTTATATCTGTGGTTGACAAACTTGCCCTTATCTGAACAAAACTATTTGCCGTAACCCCAGAAATATCAGACCCACTTGGATCAGTAAATTCCGAAGAATAGCTTTCCCCCGAAACAGCCCCGGAAGTTGCCGCTAAACGTATTGCAAGCGTTATATCTCCTGCAGATCCAAGCTCCTCGTTCCAATATATTTTATCCAATCCAGTCGCATTAATTTCAACAACTGGACTTGACCATGTTCCATCAGTGTCAGGTCTTAAAAATATTGATGTAGCATAGTCTACGTGGTCAAACCCTTTTCCTACAAAGTCAGCGTGATCAAACCCTTTATTCCACTCAATTGTCAATACTGGAGTCGCATCCGTCCCAGAAACATCAGTGTCATCATACGTACCAGTTTCAAAATCAGTCTTCGTCTTGTAAATCAAAGTTCCCGTTGTGTCCGTATGCGCTAAGATATTCCCATCTGTCGAACTTGACCCAGAGTAAAGAGTCCCTTCATCTGTTCCAGAGCTAAATATGTGAAATGTATTTATGTCCTTGTCATCTATTTGATATGCGTCCCTTTGCATGTCAAACAACAAAACTCTATTATTTATACTCCCTCCTGACTCTACTGAGGTATAAGCCACCTGGTATTCATTCTTGAAATATATCCCTGCAATATCGCCTCTTGATGTCCAGAGCATATCAGATAAATCAGGCGTTACAATGTCAGATATTAACTGAGATGATTTCCCATCAAAGATATATATCCCAGCCTTAGAGACGTATGCTATCCCTTTTGGAGTGTTTGCAGCGGAATAAGTCGCTTGGTTCCCAACATCAGAATAAGGTCCTAGAACTTGCCATTGGGTATCATCAGAACTTAACGTGATAAACTTCATTATCGTATTAGTCTTACATATTACAACAACCCCGGATTGATTCATCAAACAGGTTATTTCGTCTCCGTCATCTTCCCGGATAGGCTGAAAACTTGTTCCTGTATTAAAAACATCTTTCCTGAAAGGGTAAGACCAATATATATCAGACGTAAACGACGGTTTATTTGCTAGAAATATTCTCTCCTTATGGATAATAATAAGTTTTCCAATAGGAGGCGTTACATTTGTTCCTGCACTCGCTGTAGTCCAATTGGGAGTGTCCACAGATCCGTCAGCCGTCGTATCTGCAAAAGTCGTTGTGCTATTGTCAGCTATCGTCCCAACGAGCTTATATGTCGTGTCACCCTCAACAGCCGCCCTTGAAGCATTTCCATCCGTCCTATAAATATATCGCGTTGTTGTTCCTGATGGTCCAAGAGGAACGTCTGTGAGTGCGATATTGTAAACTGCTGCACCAGTCAGGATCGGGTTGGAAACAGCATCACTATATCGATATGTAGTTCCGTCATAATGCGCAACAACATATTGATACCAGCTTGAGGCATCCAAATCCGTTCCTGTGTCCAACTCTGCAAAAGGAGCTCCAAGTTCAGCCATCAAAATATTAGCCGTCCTAGCTCCATCCGTGTTTGCAGTTGTCAAAATATGTCCGTCATATTTCAAATTTGGATCTACCCCATTTACGGCAATAGTCGTGTTTTTGAACGTAGCAAAAGACCACCTTGCCCCATCTGTCATAGAATCCATGATTGTAATGAACGTTTTGCTATTATTCTTATCTGCCTTGATTAGTGTGCTACCAGAACATATAGTGAACTGATCCCCATTTGTTTTGTAATAACGGTGGAGACCAGTTATTTTATACGATCCGCATGAAGCATACGTGTCCATGGCACTACGTTTGGAAAGCTCACCAAACGTCTTGTTGGCTCTAAGATTTCGTGCCTCTAAAGCCGCACCAGGCGCTACTAGGTATGGATTTACATGGCTTGACAAAAGCGTGCTAAAGTCAGTTAACTCGTCCTCATGTGTCCACTGCGCATTGGCTGGTACACTCAAAGATGCAATAATGAAAAATGTTAATAAAATACGTTTAAAAATCAATGTCTGTGACCCCTTGACATAACATTATTCCTGTTAGATTTAAAATCTGGCCGTCTTCTCATCAGATTTATCCCAGTGGTGACAGTTGCTTCGTATTCCTGCCTAGTAACAACCCCTTGCTGATCTTTCCCAACGCTAAGACCAAGCATCCACCTTACATAATCAATTATCGCATCGTCAAGCACCTCTAACATCGGAAATTCCGTTGTTGTCCCTGAAAACGGGTAATGATCCCCACTAGACATGTCTGTTGGTTTATAAACATAATCCGGGAGAAGAAAACCATCCGTCAAGGTTGTATCATGCTTTGGGTGAACAGTAAGACGGTTTCCATCAAATACAGCGTATAAAGCCGTGGCCGCTGCTTGATCATGCCTAGTTGGGAATTTATCATCAAGATAAGGGAAGTCAGCACCTTCTAATTGACGATAATTCGGGCTTGATTCAGTCCCTTTATTAATCCAAAGGCCGCTTTCCCCCACCAAAACAAAGTCTGATATATTGCTTTGATCAGTAATAACATACTCACCTTTTGAGGCTACGACATTGAATTTTTTACTCTTCGTAAGGACTTTACCAAGAGAATTGACATTCCTCACACCCTTATTGATCAGTAAC